ATCCTTCGCAAGTTGAAGAGCTAATCTCCAAGACTCTAACTAAACGTCAAAAAGAGGAGAAAGCTAAAGAAAACGTAACGTCAGTAACAACTGCGGTACGTCAGGCGTTTGGCGATAAAGCTGAAGAAACGTTCTATAATAGGGCTTCCGAATTAGGAATGACCGCAGAACAGTTTAACACCTTGGCTGCCACTACACCTAAAGCAGTTCTTAAACTACTTGGTTTGGAATCGAAACCTACACAAAACTTTCAATCCACTACCTCTAGTATTAACACTGTTGGTTTGACACCCCGACAAGAATCGTATATTGGACGCAACAGTAAGCCTATGCTTGTTGGTGCAACCTTTGATGAATTGCGTCAAGAAAATATTAATGCCCGTAAGATGGTTGATGAGCTACACGCCCAAGGAAAAGATATTAGTAGCATCACTTCTTATGCGGAATATAAAAAACACTTTTTAAATAAGTAAGGATTTTTAATGAGTCAAAATCGTGCTAATAGCACTGCATTTATTGAAGCAGAACAGTATTCGGCTTTTATTCTTCGTAATCTCGAAGATGGTATGCTGCCGGGTCAAATGTTCCGTAATGTTTCGGATTTCGGTGCTGGTAATACCCTCCATATCAAGACAGTTGGTACTGTCACTATTCAAGACGGTGCTGAAGAAGTGCCATTCGACTACACCCCTATTGAATCGGGTGAAGTTACTCTGACCATTACTGACTATGTTGGTGATGCTTGGTACGTTACGGATGAACTGCGTGAAGACGGTGCTCAAGTTGAAGCTCTTATGTCTGCTCGCGCAAGCGAATCTACCCGTGCAATTCAAGAAACTTTTGAAACTCGTTTCCTGCGTCGTTGCAACACGTCGCAAACTAACGGAAATGCCAATCTGATTAATGGTTTTGCTCACCGTATTGCTTCTAGCGTAGCAACTGCTGGTAGCGAAAACACCATTACCCTGGATCACTTCATTCGTATGAAGCTGGCATTTGATAAGGCCAATGTGCCTATGTCTGGCCGTGTCGCTATTTTGGACCCTGTAGCCGGTGCTACTCTGGATCGTCTGGTTAACATTGGTCGTGATGTAACGCCTTTTGGTCAACAAATTCTGCAAAATGGTTTTGACCGTGACCACACTTTCCTGATGAATTTGTACGGATGGAACATTATTACTTCTAACCGTCTGGACAAGGGATCGTTTGGCGATGGTACTACCACTGTTACCAACGGTGTTGCTAACGTGTTTATGTGTGTTGCTGATGACAACACCAAGCCTATTATGGCTGCATGGCGTCGTATGCCAAAGGTCGAAGGCGAGCGCAACAAGGATTTGCGTCGTGATGAGTTTGTGACCTCGGCTCGTTGGGGCTTTGGTACTCAGCGTGTTGATACGCTGGGAATCGTCATTACTGATGCTGCTAAGATTTAAGGAAAATAAATAATGCCATTTGAAAATTCTGCCGGAATCGGTGTTAATAACCATTACGGTACTCGTAATACCGGATATAGTATTGGTGTAGAATCCACTAGCGGGGGCAGTCAAACGCTGACTGTTCACCTGACTGGTGAATCTCTTAACAACGGTTTTATGCCTCCTGTTTTCGTACCTAAGGGCGCTTTGATTACTAGCGCCGTTCTGGTTGTGGATGAAGCATTTGCTGTCTCTACTGGTGGAACGGTTGCCATTGGTGGGACGGCTCCCGCTACTAATGGGGTTGTTCTTACTGAAGCTAAGTTGGAAGCTGTAGGTGCTTCGGATGTGTCGGCTCTGGCAGTCGGTACATGGGCTACTAACTCTGCTACAGGAACCACAGCAGCCCAGCGTGTTAGCAAGGCTGTGACGGGAACTGTTACATCTACTGTTGGTAAGGCACAACTTGTAATTACGTTTGTCAACCGAGACAAGGTTTAATATCTAAGGGAGTCTTCGGGCTCCCTTTTTTTATTTGGAGAATACAAATTGGCAATACAACATAAAGATATTCCAGATGCTCAACGACATGAGCCAAAAGGCGTTTCAACCGCCGCAAACCGGCAGGCATATTTTGCTGATGGAGCAGGATCAGGGACTTGGAAAAAAGTTGGTAGCGAAAATCTAGATGGGTTGACTGGTGATGGCGGATCGTCTACAAATGTAATTATGACAAACGGATTGGGCGGATTTATGCTCAAACGGTTTCATGCATACGGCTCTATGACAATTACCAATAATGCAAATAATTTTGCTGTTACGGCTGCCGTTGACCAGACATTGCAAACTAATTCTGATTATAAGTTGTTTACAGCCGGGGGCGCTCCTTGGATTGGCGATCAACTCTATGGCGTATCATTTTCAGTAGACCGATTAATTGCTCCAATTACGGGTGTATATGATTTGCGTTTTTGGGCTAATATTTCCACTTATCCCTCTAATGTATCGGTTGTAGGGGCTAAATTTAAAATCAATAATAGCACTTGGGCTCCTAAGATGGTGGTAACTAAATCGAATTCGGCTGGCGATTATGGACATTTAAGTTCATTTACGCTGTTGTCTTTAAATGCAAATGATTATGTACAACTATTTGTTGCATCAACAGCTACCGGGAATTTGGTAATTAGTAACGCTAACGTAACTATGGATTTGGTTAGGGCCACATAATGAAAATGACTCTACTGGAGATTGTTCAAGATGTGTTGAACAGTCTCGATTCTGATAATGTAAATAGTATTACGGATACGATTGAATCGGAGCAAATTGCTCAAATTGCAAAAACCTGTTATTTTGAAATAATTAGTAATCGCAATTGGCCCCATCTTCGTAACCTATTTCAATTGGAAAGTTCAGGAAATTTAGCCCGTCCTAATTATCTGCGTATTCCCGATACGCTTAAGCAACTAGAATTCTTTCGATATGAAACTGTAAAAGACAATGGTAAAATCGAAAATAAAGAAGTTGTATTTAAGCATCCTGATGATTTTCTGCGTATTATCTCTAAGCGAAACAGCACCGACAGTACCGTAGAAACAGTTATTGATCCGGGTGGCTCTAAGCTACTGATTTATAATAACGCTAGTCCGTCTTATTGGACCAGCTTTGATGATTATTATTTAGTTACGGACTCCTACGATAAAGCAGTAGACGATACATTGCAAAAGGAAAAAACTCAATGCCTTGGATATCTACATCCAACATGGGTACATGAAGACGATGCTATTCCAAACCTTCCTCCAGAAGCTTTTTCGGCACTATTAGCTGAAGTTAAGAGTACAGCTTTTGTGGAAGTTAAGCAAATGGCAAATCAAAAAGCAGAACAAAAATCGGCACGGCAACAGCGTTGGCTTTCTCGTAAAGCATGGCGTGTTGAAGGAGGTGTTAGATATGATGATTACGGACGTAAAGGACGACGCTAATGGAGTATAAAGGTTATTTAATTAAGCCAGCTAAAGGGGCTTCTCGTTGCTATACCATTGCTACTGAAGGCCGTGGAGGTAAAATTCCTGATTGTATGCAGGGGTTTTTTACTTCAACAGGTGTAGCTATTAGTGTTATTGACGCTTATCTTGATTTAAAAGCAAAGAATGTAAAACCAGATGACAAAGAAAGCAGTAAAGGCGGAAGTTAATACTTTCGTTAAAGGGCTAATTACTGAAGCTAGTCCTTTAAACTTCCCAGAAAATGCCTCCATTGCAGAAGAGAATTATGAACTTCTACGTACTGGTGTACGTCAACGTCGATTGGGAATGGATTTTGAAACAGATTTTATTGGCAGACAAGCTTTATTTTCGTTTGAAGAATTAGAAACTGCTAAGATTAAGACATATGTTTGGGAAGATGCTGCTGGAATTCCTGATAAAGATATTTTAGTTGTTCAATTTAACAATCGTTTGCATTTTTTCAACCTGAATGTTGACAGTATTAGTAGTGATGGTTTTATTCAAACAGTTACCTTTCCAATTGAGGAACTTGGAACTAAAGTTGTTTCGCTAACAGCAGTTGATGGTCGTCTAATCGTAGCCTCTGGTGGCTATGAACTAATTTCGATTGAATATGATGTTGCAACAAATCAAGTATTAGCGACAGGATATCGACTGCGTGTACGTGATTTGTGGGGTGTTGAATTTGCTGATGCTGATAATACGCCAAATTATCGTCCTCCGCAGAATGCTTCTATCGCACATATTTACAATCTGTATAATCAATCCTGGGGTATTCCTCGGCGATTTGAAGGAGCTTCAGTTGGGCAATTTTCTGATCCAGTAAGTTATTTCTCTTCGCAGAAAGGTGTTCTACCTTCTAACGAAGAATCAGTTTGGACAGCAATGAGTGTTAAAGCTGATGCTGAACCATATGAGTATCTTCGTCCTAATGCGTGGGATGAACTGCGTGGAATTACATCTGAACCAGCCAAAGGCTATTTTATTATAGATTTGTTCCGTAGAGGTACATCTCGCACTTTAGCTGTTGAAGGCAACTACGCCCTTTATCCGCAAATGTATCTTTCTACATTTGCTACCAATGCTGATGCAACCGTAGGTGGCCCAACTGTTGTACATGAATTTGCTGGTCGTGTATTCTATGGGGGATTTGGTGGTGAAGTGGTTGATGGAGACAGTAAAAGTCCTATTTTATCCAGCTATGTTGCTTTCTCTCGTTTAGTGGACAGTCCAAGCGATCTAGGAGAATGCTACCAACAAGGTGATCCTACATCTCGTGAAAGCTCTGACGTAGTTGATACTGACGGAGGTTTAATTCGTATCTCTGGTATGAATACGCTTCTGGCTATGCAAAGTATCGGTTCCACTCTGATCCTTATTGCGACAAATGGTATCTGGGCTCTGTCTGGAGGATCGGATTATGGATTTAGCGCCACAAATTACAAAGTTTCAAAACTAAGTACATTTGGATGTG